GCCGTATCCAGTACTCTCCTGAAACCCCGGTGTGTTACCACACCTCGGGTCCGCAGACCCGTTCTCAGGAGAGCGTCACGCTTAGATACGTTTTGAAAATGTTGTACTGCGACGGTAACCCTTTCGGGCCCGTCGTCAGTTATAACGAACGAAATCATAGAAGATCCACAGGAGCCCCTTTAATAGGAGCTCCCCGGTGACTATGGCCTAACGTGATACAATACATCTTTACTAAGAGGGCCTTTTATCCCCTCAGTAAAGCTACCATCCCATTTAAAGGAGGTCCTATCGTTAAATTATAGATAGGACCGGCAGAGGCCGGCTCCTTGCGAAGTCAGCTATAGTGTACCACCCTCCTACTCTTCGGCAGAGTAGGGAAGGAGGCGAGCGCGCGAATGCGCCAGCCGGGAGCACTAATCAGTCTTCTCATAGCGAGTCTTCCCTAAATGTTTTAACACTCAGGGTCTCTAAATTATTCAGGGTGTAAACCTGCGAGTCTTCCTCGAGGACTTAAGTCCTCTAGGTCTCTATATTAATCTCATGAGTAACCGCCTGCCCATCACCTGACGTGGATAAAGGTTAAGTCTGGTGACTGAGGTTAACAATCTCAGCCACCAGGCCTCTACCGGGCTTATTCGGCCCATCCCGCCAGCTCGTCTCCACCCCACCCCTAACAGTTAGGGTTCACCTTAAGAAGTTACCGCGCAAGGCCTTTTGGGTCTTCGCCTGGTCAGCTCTCTGTAAGGAGAAATAGGGGGGATTTTCGAGTAGGACATAATAACCGGTCTATGACTGGTTTCCAACTGTTTAGGATGCGAATGATTTCCACATCTTCACGAAACGGTTTGGGGCCATCGAAAAATTCGGTGATCCAGAAACCCTTTCAGAAGTTCGAGGAAAGAGGGCCACAGACGCCAGGTCGGATTCGATTGAATCCAACGTGGCGACTATGTTCTCTAAATTCTCTATGGAGAAATCAGTCGTATCCTCAAGAGTGGTTCTAAGTTTTGCGATGTCACTTAGGACATCGAGGTACGGTTCTCTATACACATACTCAAAGAGTGAGTGTATAAAGCGCCGCTCCTGAGGATTGATATGGTTGCGCATTTCTGCGACCGCCATATCTCTCGAACTACATATTGGACCAAGCTCCTGTCTAAAGAAGAAATTTGATAGATAGGTTCTCGGTCCCTTCTTTCCTTTTGGCGGTTTGTTTATGGAAACAAACTGCTGAAGGAAGAAGTCTGTAGACTCAGGAGGGAACTCGATAGTCCCATAATGCGCCCGGGTTCGATCTACCGTAACTAAGGTTCGGATAACCTCTAGTTGCGGTCGTAACGACTCTAGCCTATCAAGCATCCGCTTTGCAAAAGCATCGCGGTATGACTGTATGCTAGACTCGGTGATATCTCGAGGTTTCTCCCCAGTATAGGAGAGGAATTCTCGGATACGACCAGATCCCGGCGTTGGGGCCATCCAGGCAAGGACCAAGGTCCTTGCCCGTTTACCCAAGCATCGCAATGCTCCGTTCATCGAGCCTCGGACTTTGTAACCAAAGCCCAGGACTCCTGCTAGAGCTTCCTTGGAAAGTCCATACTTTCTAGAAAGCTCTATAGCTGCAGATAGGTTCCGGCAACCTGCCACCACCTCCGCTAAGGGAGTTGGTGATAGGTTGACGGGACCTACGATGAAACGCTTAGCAAATTCCAAGGCACCTCTTGTAGACTCTAGCGATTTCGCTAAGCCTACTTGTACACCTAATTCTTCCAGGATTAGGAGGTACTCAGAGGATACCCTTTCATTTGCTAAGACTATGTCGTCCCCCAGGACAGCATAGTCTGAGAACCACTCACCGGGTCTTATCACACCTGCCCTGCTGGCCGCCCACTGTACAATACAGTGGTGCGTCAAGGCCAGCATGGCCCAGGAAGTCAAGGCCCCCATTGGTTGTCCGACGGCATAGTGCACCCTAGCCAGTCCCGAGCTTTCCGAAGCTCTTTGTGGCAGGGTATACTCCCGAGAAGTCAAGAGTACCATCCAGATGTTCGCTGCATGAGCCCCCAAAAGGGAGCTTAGTAACGTAGCCTGGATTTTAACTGGTAGTCTGTCAGTTGCGGCAGAGAGATCAAAGCTGTTAAGCTTGACCCCTCGTACTCCGAGCTCAGATAAATGAGTCAGAGGCCGCTCCTGATCAAACGTTCCATCTTGAGGGATTAACTTCAAGATCTCGAATATTCGGTCATGCAGTGGACGGAAAATCCACTGCGTGATGCAGTCGACCATAGCGAACACTCTCACCTTTCCGGCTGGTTCATCTTTTAACCCAAGTTTACCTAAAGGTAGATTGGGGTAAGTGTTTCCTAACTTACCTTCAGTATACCTTAGGCCCTCCTCAAACCAATTGAGGAACCTTGTGTTACCAGTCATCTTCATCCAATCTTTAAGATATGGAAGAAGAGGGCTGAAACGTCAGGCGTGTAGAGTCATAATAACACCAACAAATGAGGTGCTAATATGACCCGACGCGACAGGCGTAGATTTCTCCAGCATGAAAGGCCGGATTGGCAGCGATCGCAGAGCCTCGCGGCGATCATGAATGGCATCGTAGAGGAAGTCTGTGAGAAAGAATTTCTCAAGAGACATCCTAAACGAACCACACACGAAAGCAGAGAAACTGGGGAGGGACCTAGATAGGTCAACCCCCCCAAAAGGATCTGTAATCGTAGCCATTTTGATCCGCCCTGGGAACTCTACTACTCTATAAAGAGAGAAGAGAGATACCCAAAGGCGTATGTGGAAGGTGGACCCTTTCCTGATTCAGATCCTGTGAAGGATCGGAATACAAGCAGGGAGCCCACCGCCCCTCCGAGCAACCCTAGCTCCCAAAGGAGTTAGAGATGTCAGAGGGTGTCCGGCTATGGACTGCTGTAAATTTACGTACTGCGTTTTCAAATAAATACAAAGAAAACGTAGTCCGGATTTACGAGCAATTAGGGAACAATGACTTAAAAATGAGATTAAGACTCGAACAGTTGAATTTGACGTTCGTCCAGCCACTACATGACTTAATCGAATGACTAAGTTAAGTAGTGGTCGACCTCTTTTTACAGAGATCTTGGCACTTACAAATTTACCTACAGTTACGGTCGCATCAGTTATTAATCGATATAAATTATTGATTGTAGCTTTTGTTACTGTATTATAGGTAGTCTGTAAGACTTCGGTTTCCGGAAATCCGGGCCGCAGCCACCCTCTCAAGGGAGACGGACAAGGTCACAGCTTCAACAGCGTAACCGCGATAGGAGGTAGACCCCCTCCAACTCTTCAAACGAAGAGTCAGAATTTCACTCATTGCTGAGCTAGTCTACTTTATACTAGCGAGGCTCACTGAGGACTGTTCATGACTCCTTACACTAGCTAGTGTTCCCGCCCTAAGCAGGGGGGTGCTAGCCCCGAGCTTAAGTTGCAAATGCGACTAAGCACGGCCGCTAAACTAGTTTGGTGAGTCACGTGAGAATTTCCCTTTGGGAACTTAGATCGACGCACACAATAAGTGCAACGTTTCACCAAGCCTTCAACGGTTTGTTGAAATGTAGGCTGACCAAGCC